GCTAATGAATGGTGTCAAATAAACTATAATGCTACTGGAGGTAGCGGTGAATATCTTATTTATAATGAAAATACATTAGTTTTTAAACTCAACGACTCTAATAATGCTTTTTTTGGTGGGAGTATTCAGTGTGGAGCGATAATTGCCGGGAGTAGCGCAGTCGGATGTGGAGCAATAACGAGCACCAGCGATATAAAATGTGGAGGAACATTTAAGAGTAGTGACGATAGTTCTGGAATAGACACAAGCTTCTACTCACTACACTGGATGGGACAAGGAGGCGATAAGGCAATAAGATACACAAGAAAAACTGTTACAGTAAAGGACGGTCTCATAACAGCTTTAAGTGCTGAAAGTGGTTGGATAACTCCACAGGCGATTTAATATGAATAATATAAATTATAATTTTACAGAAACAGAAGTGGCTGCTGTAGCTAAGTTGATTGCACTGGCAAAATCAACTAAGGGTGATAAGTTTAAAAAAATAGCTACAATTGTAGCTATAGCTTTTAATAGAGAAGCCTTAAAAGAGCTTGGAATTATCAATGACAAGTATAATCCGTTATCTGATAAGTAATAGGTTCAGAATAATTATTGCAATCACCAACATTCCAAATCGTCATCACTCCAATAGGAAATTTAACAAAACAACTACCGCCGTTATTCACATTATCCCATTGATCAGAACCGAATTTATACCCAATAACATTTTCAAGATGACCACAAAGAGGATTTATATATAACTGATTTTCAGAATATTGACGAAAAAGAAAACAACCTGTTGAAAAAAGGAAGAGCCAAGCGATAAAAAGATAGAGACTATTCTTCATAAGAATTTAATAATAATAAATACCAAATCGGAAACCAGATAACCAAATAAACCCCTCCGAATAATCTGCACAATTCATTAGGAAGCAACGCAAGCCAAAGAAGGTAGGCACTGATAAAAAATCCTAATAATAATGTTCCAATACTCCATAGATGTTTTTTCATAACCTTTGTTTTAAAAATATTTGACTTATGTATAAAAAGATATATACTAATTATACTTTTGTCAAGAAATAATTAATTATTAAAAATATCATTATGAACCCTAATGAAGAAAAAGAAGTAGAAAAAGAAGTAGAAAAGAAAATTGAAGCACCAAGAATGCGTCAAATTATATTAGAAACTGACGGAAATAATGTAAACATCGTTAAGGCGGAGGTTTCAGGAAAAATAGAATTGGTAGCTATTATGAATCTAGTGGCGTCTAATATTTCTGTGAGCAAATAAAATATGCCTCATACTCCATCAATACAAATACTGAACCTGAGAAAAAAAGGGGTTATGGGTGATAAGCTTTTTTTTCAAAATCTTTCTTCTCATAACAATTATGTTGAACCAGCAATATCAAGAGACTTTTATATGGGACTAGTAAGGATGTTAACAGCAGAATTGAGAAAAAGCGGAGTAGTCCATTTGCCTCATCTGGGAGACTTCGCTCTTGTTAAAGCAAAGGACAGACTGGGCTGGTCGGGGAAATTTCAGATGATGCAAGTTGGTAAATATATGTTGAAGTTTTATCCAAATACCACTTGGAGAAAGTATTTTTCCAAGCTAAGTGAAAAAACCGGAAGGGAAGGATTACTAGATCCTCGTGAAAAATTATTCGGCAATACTTTGGAGTAATTGGGACAATGATATACTTTTTTTATGGCAACTCAACCATCTGATATACCTAGGATAGAGCGTCAAATTTCTAATCTTGGAAACCAAATTGGAACCGCTCAAAACAGACTAAACTCATCCCCAACTGCGATGGGGAGTTCTTTGCAACCAACAAACACTGACATAGGAAATCAAACTTACTTACAATCTCTTCAAACGCAAATGCAGGGTCTCCAGGATAAGCGGCTAAAAACAAAATGGTATGGAACTGACGCAGCTGCTAAAGCTGATACAACCGCTGAAGAAGTATCTAACCCAGGCATGATAAGCAAGACTTTAGATTTTTTATCCAGACCACTTTATGGGGTCGTTGGAGGGGTAAAACATTTTACTGGAGAAAGTACTGGTTCTTTATACCAGGATGTGGCAAAAAACATGGTAAAAGAAAAAAGCACATTTGGTGATGTTTTGTCTAGTAAGAATGTTCCATGGGGAGTTTCTGCCCCACTCGGTTTTGCTTTAGACATAATGTTTGATCCTGTAAACTGGGCTACAATGGGAACAGGAGCTCTTATTCCTAAGATAGCGACTGGAGCATATAAGGGGTTTAAGACCGGAGAAACGGTCTTAGGAGGAATAAAAACAGCGAGCAAGGCTGGAATGCTTGAGAAGGCAGTTACTGTCGGTAAATATTTGCCTTTTGTTAAAAAAACAGAAGCTTTTTCTACACTAGGGAAAAAAGCTATTGAATCAACATCTGCTTGGGAAAAATTAAGTGGTATAACAGCAGAAAGCATAGTGGCAAATAAAAATGCAGATATGTTGGGTATTTTTAGGAAAACATCAAAAGGACTTTTTGATAAGGCGGTAGAATCTTCACCTAAAGCGCAGAGATTCTTGGAACATTTTATTTACGATCCAACTGAGTGGGTAAAACAGGCCAGAGTAAAAGACATATTACAACAGACGCTTGGAAAGGATGCTAATATTAAGGGAGCTGTAAACGCTTTCGCAGAAGGTAAAACAATTGAACCTTTTTTGGGAGAAATGGAGCAGCAAATGAGAGAAATACAAAAAAATGTTCCAGTTGGATCTTCGAGTTTTTTGAAAGACTTTGATATCAATAATGAAATGGCTAATTCTTTGCCGAATCAAGCTGAAACAGATGCCTTTATCGGTGGCCTTAGAAATGAGGGAGCGGATTCTATTTTTACATCTAACGCAAATCATTTGGTAAAAGATGCTGATGACGCTGTTTCTGTCGCTAATGACTTAAAAGGCACCTTTGTATCCTCAGATCCATTTGAAAATGCCTCCAGATTATCAAATGATAATCTTATGCAAAAAGCGATAGAAAAAAGCAACGAAATGACTGGAGGAGGAATAACTTTGGATTATTTATCAAAAATAGTTAACTCTGGAGCTGTTAATGATACGGGCGTTAAATGGTTTGATAAAATGATGAAAGGGGTAAAGGAATATACTATTAAAATAGACCGAGCAGGAACTGAAAAAACTCTTAATGTTGGGAAAAAAACACTAGAAACTTACGACAAAGGCATGGCTCTTTTCAGGGTAGCGAAGGTAGCTGCTTCTCCATCATCTTGGGTAAACGCTGTAGCTGGTAATCTTATAATGACCCACATGGCAGGAGGAAGCATTGGGCCTAAATTTTTAAAAAGACTAGAAGAATCAAGAGAACTTTATTATACAAAAAACCCTAAAATTGGAGCAAAATTTGATGATCTTCTAATGAAAGCAGGAGGATCCTTCATTAAAGATGGAGGAGTTGTTGGTCCAGATGAAATCAGAAGAGGATTGGGAGAATTTAAAACAGCTGTCAGGAGTAGTTTAGGAGAAATAAATTATATTGGCGATAAGGCCTTAGGGAAAAAAGGTTTACAGGAGTATGTTTCTGCTGAATTGTCTATGAAAGGTAGGGATATTGGAGTTTTATCTGGAGAACTAAGCAATGATGAGTTGGCATCAGCAATGGCAGATGTCAAAATGGAATTGGAGAATAAAATTTCTAGCGCCCATATGGACGCTATTTCTAAGAATGCAGATATACTATCCAACAAATCTTCAGCATCGAACAGCAGAAAAGCAATAAGCGATGCCGGAGGAGTGGAGAATGTTAATAAATATGATATTGGAACAGGCCTTGTTTCTCAAGAAATGTACAGCTCTAACGCAGCATCAGAGATGTTCACATATATAGCGGATAGGGCAGCAAAAGATCCTGAAAATAAAACATTTAAGATTTTGGATTTTATTTATAATAAAATGCCAGAGGGGTATGAAAAAGTTGACCAAAGCTTTAAAATGGCAACATTTATGACAGCCACGGTTGATGGATATTCAATAAACGAATTGAGAAGAATATCAAAAATAGTAGACATAGACCCAAGTAGCATTCGTAAAGTTATTGATAAGGGTGAGACAAGATATGCACTTTCTACTAAAAATGCTCTTGAATTAGGGAATGTGATGTATTTGAATTACGCAGCGATGCCATCTGCCGTAAAAGTATTAAGAAATCTTCCTCTTGTAGGATCTCCCTTCATTTCTTTCATGTATGGAATGACAATAAAAACTGGGCAAACATTGGCAACAAACCCGGCTGCTTTTAATAAGGTTGGTTTTGCTATGTCAGAAGTAGGTGGTCAACAAACTCCATTAGAAAAAAAATCTTTGTCTGGACCTTTTTATTCTTACTTAAACCAACAAGGAATGATGCGAATACCGTTCTTTGAACAAAATCCAGTATATGTGAATATGGCTAGCATGATCCCTTACTATTCTTTAAATATGTTTAATCCAACCAAAACTACTTACGGAGGGTCAATAAGAAATCAACTTGCGCAAACACTGCAAGACTCACCTCTCATGAAGGATCCTCTTGGGAGCACTTTGTTTGATTATTTTATTCAACCGTTAATATTGGATGAAGCGACAAGACCTCAGGGTCAATTTGGACAACCACTATATCCAATAGATGCCACGTTGTTAGAAAAAACAGGATATGGTGCAAGATCTTTGTCTGAAGCCGTTTTCCCAAATATTCTGCAATATACTGGATTGCTTCCAGGATCAGAAAAAATAGCAGATTATGTACCAAGTTATAGGTGGAGACAGTTATCCGCTGCTAAGGAGGGAAAAAATCAATTGGGCATATCAAGCAAGGAACCTGAGGTCCAAAAAACAGCCAGAGTTGTTGCATCGTCACTTGGGATACCTATCCAAACTCCAGTTAATACAAGTTTTGCTTCTAAAAAATAATTTTTAAGTACTTTTATCTAATATTTATATGGAAATACAACAACCACAAGGAGAGGATATCGGATCAAGATTAATATCTGACGACAAGCGTCAGCAACTTGTTTATGCTATGGGAAGACTTAAGGCTCAAGCTGAGGATGCTAAAATGAGGACTAATGCTTCTAAAATAAGATTTGAATCGGAAAGAAAAAAGAAATTAGGAGAGGTATTCTCTAAAATGAAAATGAGTGGAGTCGATTTGTCGAATAGAGAATCTGTATCTGGGTATATCGAAAAACTTAGGAATAACAACCCAGAGACAGCAGCTATGTTTGAAAGCTCCATGGATTTTTTAATGGGAGGACAAAATAATATGAATAATGAAAAACCAAATGAAGAAATACCCGAAAACATTCGAGAATATAGGATCTAGTAAAAAATGTTTTATAAAATATGTCAAAGCTAAAGACTTTTCTGTGGATGAGTTAGTCGCTAGATTTAAATCCCTTTATTTTAAAACTAATAAAGAGCTTTTTAGTCAAGCAGTAAACCAGCTTTGGCTGGATAAACAAATTTTAATAAAAGGAAACACGAAGTCCTCTTGTGGTTACAACGGTATGTTCATAGATTCTGCTTATGCAAAATTTATGCATAATTCAGTCGGAACATCGCATCGCATCATCACTTCAACTCCGATGTTCACATCAACAGTCTCTTATATTGATGAATTTTTCCCAGACTTCTTAAAAGATGACCCCAGTAAAAATCCAAAAAAATATGCATATCCTTATAAGCATATTACTTTGGATTTTTTGTTTTTTGTTCACGAGGTAGATAATAGATTAGAATTATTAGCTGAGGCTGAAAAGAAAAAAATGAGTCTTTCTGATTTTATTGATTTTTCTGTTAACTGGGCTCTTTGTTATAACTTAGATTACGATGTGGATAAATATGAGGTATATGAGGATAAGAACCGTTTACGCCTAATAAAAAATAGAGATAAAATTAGTAAGCAACAACCAAAGGCAGATATAAACGTAAAAAAGGATAAGAAATAAAATATATCGTATAATTTTTTAGATAAAATAATGGAAAAATTTAAATTAAAACCCGTTACAATGAGGGTCAGTCGCTACAAGCGTAACTACCAAAACACTACTCAGCAAATGTTTCTCTTGAAGGCGTTAAAAATAACACAAGATCCTAAGAAGCTAAAAGAAATTATCGGAGTGAAAACGGTGGCGGAGGTTTATCGCACGCTAGATAAAATGGCGATGAGAAAGGAGTACCACGAGTCTTTAACGCGAGCAGGTATATCTTTTGACTACATAACGAAGGGAATAAAAACTATCGCTGACAGTGCAAAAAAAGCCGATACACGCCTTAAGGCGTTTCAAACCCTATTAAAATCAGTTGGAATGGAAACATATGATGTTGACTCGCAAGGCGTCAATGGTACATGGGAGGATACCTTATTAAAGAAAATAGAAGAGGAAAAGAATGAAGAGATAGAAACTTATGGTCCAGTAAAATACAGCGTTACAATCCCAGAAATACCAGAATCGGAACGATTGCATCAGCTAGAAGAAGAGGAGATAACTGGGAGTGTTTATGATACTAAGAAATAAATAAAAAAAAATGAAACCTGAAGACAAGAAATTATTAGAAATAATACGTGATCCTAAAAAATATTTGGAATATTTCACAAAGATAAAAGGAAAAACACCTGGTCTCGTACCTTTTATTTTAAACGATGCACAATGTGATCTTTTTAACGCAATAAATGAAAATTCGCGGGTGATCATACTTAAAGCTCGGCAAATTGGTTTTTGCTTGTCAGAACACACTAAAATATTATTGTCAAACCTAGCGTGGGTAGAATTAAAAGATGTTAATATCGGAGATGAGGTCGTGTCTGTAGACGAAAATATACATGAGGTAAGTTTACAAAGAAAAATGAAAGCAGCAATAGTAGAAAAGAAATTTTCTTTTAAATCACCAGGGATAAAAATTACTCTGGATAATGGTGTTTCCCTAGTAGGAACAAAGGAACATAAGTTATTGTCAAAAAAATTGGAAAGCAATATGGAGTACGCTTGGGAAAAAATAGAAGATCTGAAAATTGGAGACGTTATCAAAGGCATACCCGCCGTTTTGGGTAAAGTGACGTTAGAAAATGGATGGGAGGGGAAAACATTACCACAGGGGTGGTTTTCAAAGATCGTCTCTCTGGAAGCAGTTTCCTCTGTTAATATGGTAGACTTACAGACTTCTGAACATACTTATATTGCAGAAGGATTTGTGTCTCATAATTCTACAGCCGCAGTAGGCTATCTTTATCATAACACCATCACAACGCCAGGGACAAATACTGCATTGATTGGGTATAATTCAGACTTAACAGCTGAATTGTTGGACAAAGTTAAAACTTTCTGGAGAACAACTCCGGAAGCAATCAGGCCAAAAATACAATATAATTCAAAGTATGAAATAAGTTTTCCAGCAATTGATTCTAAGATATTAGTGTTACCTTCCAGCGAAAATGTGGGGCGTGGGTACACTTTACACAATGTTTTGTGCGTGTCAGGGGATACTGTTGTTTTCGGAGAAAATGGAAAACCGGTTAGGGTTTCCGATATAACAAAAGGGAGTAAGGTTATTAATGGAAATGGTGGCGGTTCTGTTGTAAGGAATATAATAAAAAAGAAGTCTACCGAAAGGATGCTCGCAATAGACGTGGTTGGGGCGGATGGTTTATTAAAAACAACAGAAAATCATGAAATTCTAACAAAAGACGGTTGGAAAAGAGCTTTGGACATAAGAAAGAATGATTTCATAGCATATCCTTATTTCCAAATGAGGAATCGTTTCAGGGAAATAGATTTTTCGTTATATCCTGTAAAAACAGGGTCATTTATAAAAATAGGAAAGGTGGAAATAAATAGAGATTTCGGGGAATTTTGTGGATGGTTTTCTGCCAAAGGATTTGTAAGGGAAGGAAGGATTTCTTTTTCAATAAATAGAAAAGAGGAAGAATATTTAATTTCTTTGATTAAAACGGTTTTTGGGAATGAACTGGGAAAAATAAGTGTTGATAGGCGGTCTGGTAGTCTCAGTTCAGTTATTACTATTACATCGCAACAAATATCTAGTTTTTTGATAGAAAAATTTGGATCAGGTGCTTTAAACAAAACAATAAATGATTCCTGCTGGTATTACGGCTGGGAATTCGGGTATGGGTTTCTGCGTGGAGTATTTTTAGGTGATGGATACTTCCAAGAGAGCGATGATAGGAAGGTTGTGCTGAGGTCAATAAGTCCAGCGTTAGTGTATCAGGTTAAGAAATTGCTTGTTTCTCTAAAAATAGGCTTAGCGTCAATACAATCTAGCGAGTCAACTCTCTACGGGGCTCCTGGTAATAAAGTATATTCACTGTCCCTGAGTGGTCATGGGAACTATAAATTTAGAAGAAAATTGGGTTTCAGGCTCCCTGTTTACAATAATGGTAGATTTCGATGGATACAAGAAAATGATCCAGGTAGAAATTATGGATGGAGGTCATGGTTGAGAGGAAGATTCCATTATTGGATGAAGGTCAGGTCTGTGTGTGAGACAGAAAGGGAAGAATTTGTCTATGATATTGTGTTAGACAAAGAACCGCATTCTTTTTTGACTCATTCTGGAGTGGTACATAATTGCACGGAGCTTGCCTTCTGGGATAAAGCACCTGAGAAAATGCTTGCCATTGAAAATGCCGTACCACAAAATGGGAAGATTGTGGTGGAGTCAACTCCGAACGGCATGGGAAACCAGTATCACAGGATGTGGATGTCCGACAATGATTACTGCAAAAAAAAATATGGGTGGTGGTGGGGATATTCACAAGAGCAAATAGAAATAATAAAAAAACGTATAAACAATCCAATGAGATTTTCTCAGGAGTATGGGTTGGAATTTTTAGCTTCAGGAAGACCTGTTTTTCCATCTGCGTTGATAAAAATACTCAGGTCACGAGTTTTTCACTTAGGACAAAAAGTTAAAGATGACGCTGGAGCAGAATCTGTTGTAGAAAAAAATGAAGATGAAGTTATTATTTATTTTAAACCTAAACCTGGTCACAATTATATTGTTGGAGCTGATGTCGCGGAGGGGGTGACCGGTGGTGATTATTCTGTTTTCACTATATTTGACAGAACAACTGGGGATGAGGTAGCTTTCTGGCGTGGGCATATGGCTCCAGATAGGTTTGGACATCTTCTTGACAAGATAGGACGATTTTTTAATGAAGCGTTGATGGTAGTGGAAATAAACAATCACGGAATTTCCACTGTTACCGCCATTAGAAATAAAATGTATCCGCGTCTTTATTTTAGGCCCGTTGTTAAGATGGACGTGATGGGGACACGGTTTTCTGATAGACTCGGCTGGAAAACTACAAAAATAACTAGACCGTTGATGATAGATGATTTAAGGGAAGGATTATCAGACATGAGTTTAAAAATTCACACTGAAGCTACAATAGATGAAATGTTAACGTTTACGTTTAATGACGGCGGAGATATGGTTGCTCAATCAGGATTTCATGATGACTGTATTTTCGCGAGTGCTATATGCCTACAAGGATTTAAAGTTATGTTTGGTGGAGCATTGGAGCAAGTTGACTATGAAAAAGAGTTGCCATCTAACTTTTCATACTAAAAAGCATATTTTCTTTTAATTTTTAATTAATTTTTAATCAAATATTTTTTTATTTATAAAAAAAAGGACTTTGATACAATTTTTATATGGAAAAATACGGAAACATGTATAGCCCATTCCAATATGGGGACAAGGAAGTTGAGCTGAGGAGACTCTTCGTTCTTCAACGTGACGATTCACGCCAATATTTCTTAAATGTGATAAAGCCCAGGCTAGACAGGTCATATAAGCTTTATATCGCTTATGGAGGTGACAGGCAACGGGAAATAAAGAAGTGGCAATGCGTCAGTGAGGATACAGAAATACTTTCACCAGAAGGTTGGAAAAAAATAGGTCAAATTTCTAATGGTGAGTCTGTTTTTAGTTTCAATCCAGAAACAAAAATGATAGAAATTGATACAGCTCAAGATGAATTTAGCTATGATTTTGACGGTGAGATGATTTCTATAAAACAGTCAAATACAGATCAACTTTTAACTGGTAATCACCGTGTCCTATTAAAAAAAGGAAAAAAAGTAAAAAAAACAATTATAAATATACTTAAGGCGGATCAGCGAGAACATATTTGGGATGACAACTTCCAATACGTTCAATCATGTGACCTTTTAGATAGTGGATCTGTTTATCAATTACCATTAAGTGGTTCCTATGATGGTGAGCTGTCAACAGGAAGCGGAGATTGGGCAGAACTAATCGGTTGGTTTTTAACTGACGGTTGTTTTCCTAAAAACTCAAAACAAGCCTATATAACGCAATCAAAACCAGAAACTCTTATTAGATTAAGAAATCTTATAATCTCCTTGGGTGTTGAATATAGAGAATGGTCTAGGAAGAAGGAAATGGATCATTACCATGATGAGCATAGATTTTATTTTCCAAGCAACGGAGATGTTGTTAAGAAAATGCTTGAGTGGGTTCCTGATAGAAAGCCCAACAACTTATTATGGAAATTAACATTGAGTGAAAAGCGTAGGCTTCTTGATGGAATTTGTTTCGGAGATGGTTCTTTGCGCCCAGACGGAAAATACCATATGGTGACAAAGCCTAAAAAAGATTTCCTAGAATGGTTACAAGTTCTCGTTCATCTCGTTGGTATGCGTAGCGTTATTACTGATAAGTATGCAAATATTGCATACAGCAACTCTGTATGTGTGCAAGGTAAAAAAAACATACGTAAGGTTGCTTATAAAGGAAAAGTATGGAGTATTTCTACTAGAAATACTAACTATATAGCAAAAAGAAACGGACTTATTTTTATTACAGGAAATTCTAACGTTCAGATTCCATATATTCAATCTGCTGTTGAGACGATGGTTCCTAGGATCGTAGACGCAAGACCAGAGTTTACTGTCGTAGGAAGGAACCAAGATGATCAAGCTAAAGCCGAAAAACAAGTTAAGCTAATGGACTACAATTGGGAGAGGGCGAATATGGATAGGACAAATGAGGATTTCGTTAGATCGACCCTTATTTATGGAACTGGTTTTTTACAGGTTAGCTGGAAAAAGGATGTTAGAAAGTTGAAATTTTTGAGAAGCAAAGATATCACGAGCAAGAAGTATGAATGGAAACAAGAGGAGAGAGTTTTTTTTGACGGCCCAATGTGCGAATGGGTAGACAACTATAATTTATGGTATGATTGGCATAACACAGCCAGACAAAGCAAACAATACTGGCTTAAGAGATTAGTTCTAACTAGAGCAGAACTGGTCAGAAGATACCCAATGGCGGATAAGAAAAGATTACAATTAGCTCTTGAGGCTCCTGGAGGGGATCTTACAGATTATGCTGCTATTAGACAAAGAGTTAGAACAACAAACATTTATACAACAAAATCTTCAGCGGCTACCGCAGGTTTTGCTGGTCAAATAGCTGAATATGATAAATATAGAAATACTCAAGATGTTACTGTAAAAATGTATGAAGTATACGAGTGGTGGAGACCGTTTGATGATGCATACGCAGTCATGGTTGGGGGAAGTTATGTTCCTATCTTTAAAGATGGAGTTATGCCCATCCCTATGGACTTCAAGGAGGCTCCTTTTATAGAGGCTGCTTATTTAAAAATACCAGGTGAGTTTGAGGGATATGGATTGCCTATGATATTAGAGAGTCCACAAATAATGCTAAATTTAGTTAAAAATCAACGACTTGACGCGGCTACATTGTCAATTCATAAGATGTGGATCGTTAACCCATTGGCGAATGTTAATAAGGACGAATTAGTAACTCGCCCGTTTGGTATAATCTATTCAGTAGATCCTAATGGTGTACGTGAAATACAATTTAGCGATATCAAGCCATCGGCATACAAAGAAGAGGAACTTTTAAAGGGAGACATGCAATATGCCTCTGGTGTAGATGATTTTTCTCAAGGAGTAGGTGGCGGATCAAGTAGCGCCACAGAAGTTAGGCATTTGCGAGAATCTACATTAGAAAGAGTTAGAATGTTTGTAAATCATTTAGGAGATGCTTATTCTGACGTTTTAAGATATTGGATGGATATGAGTAGGCAATTATTTAGTGAACAAATGACAATTCGAATTATAGGAAAAAATGGACAACCAGAATTTCCTTTAATTGAAAAAGACGACTTGAATGGTTATTTTGATTACAAAGCGAAAGTTCTACCATCAATAGCTGGCGATGGAGAGGTTAAGAAGAAGCAGGACATGGATCTTTATCAACTTTTAATAAACCTTCCTTTTGTTGATCCTCAGAAACTAACTTCTCGCGTTATATCGGATTGGGGGTGGTCATTGGATGGTGTTACGAAAGACGAAACAACTACACCAGATGCGCCTGTTGGGCCAGATGGACAGCCTAGCGCATCTGGATTAGCTCCTTCAGCAGGCGCCGGTATGCCTCCTGCTGGAATTCCAATGATGCCACCTGCTCCACCAGCACCAATATCTGGTATGGGCGGACCAGGCTATAGTATGATACCGAAATCTTCTTTGCGTAATGTTACAAAGCACTTAAGAAGAACTGGAGAAAATTATGGAAGTGAAGTTAGCCCATACGGACAAATGGCCAATCCTGTAAACTTGTTAAATAATATGGGTATTCCACCGACTCCAAAAGGAGTACAAGCTCAAGATAAATCTACATGGAGTTCAAATATACCAAACATAGCAGGACATAATAGGGCTACAGGAGGAAGAGTTGATACTAATATACCTTCTAGCAAGCCATCAAGTGTTAGCTCGAACATTCTCAATCAAGCTTTATCCCTTCAGAACAGAAAGAAGTAAGATAAAAATATTTAATTTATAATTATAAAAAATATTATGGACATGTCACAAGTAAAAAATAGTTCACCGGATCCTACAATGCCAACAATGATGGGAGGAACGCCAGACGCTGCTATGGGTATGCCTAGCGGACCAACGCCCGAAATGGGTCCAACCTCTACTGAGATGGAAGAAAGTGAGCCTGAATCTACTCCAACTCCAACTGGAGGTGCAACAGGAGACCCAAAAACTGATGGATTAAAACGCCAATTACTCCAAAAAATGATGGAAAATCTCCTGAATAAGCCTGGTAGAAGTGTGAATGAGTTGGTAAATGGAGTTAAGGCCGTCATAGGAGCTTATAAAAACTACTCTAAGGAGTGGGATAACTTAAGTGGAGTGTCAGAAGCTCCTTTGCCTCCAGAAGGATCAAGTCCATCTGCAGGTGGTAGTAGTAGTGAGATACAAGCTATCCTTGATAAAATAAAGTCTCAGAAAGGCGAGATGGTCCAAGGTGCGACTCCTCCTGGATTAGATTCCACAGCAATACCACCACCACCACCAATAGGACCAATGGATAAGGGACCGTCTGGAATGGGAGGACCAGGATATAAGCAACCAGCTCCAATAAATCGATTGGGCATATACGGGTACTAATAAATTAAAATATAATTATATGAAAAAAGAAAAAGAGGAAGAAAAAAAGGAACAACCAGCGTCAAATGTCAGATCATATTTTACAAAAGAAATAAATGCCTTGATGGTCGAAATGACATTAAAAGAAATGGAATCACTTTTAAAAGAAATGATTAGTACTAGACAATGGATAGCTATATTGAAATATGTTAACACCAGAACACTATTGTTAGACTCTCAACTTAGGTCTACTAATCCAACTGCAGATCCACATACTATTTCTTGGGCTCAAGGAGCTATGGCTGGTATTTATGACATTGAAAATTATGTAATAGATCTTAATGCCTCAAAGCAAGGTGGAGAAGAGGAAGCAGAAAACACCAACTTTGATCCAGAGGGAAAAATATAATCATATGGAAGGAGTAATAACAACAGAAAATTCAAAAAACGAAGGAAGACTTAAGGTTGGAGTATCATCTCGTGGAGTCAAAAAGAACTTGTTAAAAAAATTAGTTGGGAGAGGAGGTCCTGGTTTTAAAAATTTTATACCAGCTAATTATGGAAAAGTGAAAAGTTCTCCAAAAATATCAACAACCAGAATTTCAACAGGTGGGGGTAAGAAAATAAAACTACCATCAGCGACATCTATTATAAAATCTCTATTAAAGTCAGGCGGTGCATCTAAATTTAAAATTTCAAAAACAACAATAAAACCTATTAAGATGTCTAAAATAAAAGGACTAAAAATAAAAACAGTTAAAGGAATAGTTAAAACATATAGTTAATCAATTAAAATATAAACCTATGAACAAAACAGCAGGAGTTATGACTGCGTTAAAGGGAAGAAAAGGCTTTGGTTCTAAGAAGGGAGTAGCTCTACTTGGGATAATGGCAAAACTTTCTGCAAAACGAAAAGCAGTCAATGACAAAAAAGAAAAAACAGGAATGGGCGGTTGTGGAAAATAAACCAGCAACCAAGGGACTAATGTATAGTATAAAAAGTTAATTAATTAATATGAATAATAATATGGTTGATCCTAATTTAGGGTCCAGTAATCTGGGCAGCCCTACCGTTCCTCCGACAGCAACACCAAACCAAGGTGCACAAGGAGGGGAGACGGAAGAGACAGGAAGTGCGAATGGTACCGAACAAAAAGCCTACGAAGAATTGTCTGCCCGCTTAGGGCAACAAGGGCAAGAGCTCGGTGAGTATAGAAAGTTCTTCGAAAACATTGCACCGTTACTAGACAAGCTAGATCAATCCCCTGAACTTGTTCAGGCCATTATCGATGGAAAGGTTGATAAAGATATTGCTAAGGCGGTAGTTGAAGGGAGAGTTGATGTCCGTGATGTCGCTGCAGTTTCACAAGCCAACGCAGAGGTAAAGGAAAAGTTGGGAGAAAAGGCCTATGATATGGCTACCCCAGAGTCCATTGCTAAGTTGGTTGAAGAACAGGTAGCTAAATTCCGTAAGGAATTTGAGGACAAAGCAGATCTACAAACCTTTCAAGATTATTCTCAAAAATTTATTGAGAAAACTCCTGATTTTCAAGAGTATGCAGACGATATTGATAAATGGCTAGATACGCATGATGTAACCGATATAGAAATCGCTTATTATGCTGTAAAAGGTCAAATGTCAGAATCAAAAGCAAAAAAAATAGCAGAAATCAATGCAGCAGAAAGAGCTAAAGAAGTTATGGGAAACGCACAAGGCGGAGGTCAAACTGCTCAGTATGCTACAGACGGTACTCCTATGGTAGATACTCTTATTTCAGGAAGACCAAACCCAAATTCTTTTTTGGGTGGGTATTAAGAGTTTAATTAATTTGTAACTTAAAAATCAAATATGAGTACAACATATCCGTAAACGTAATGCGGATATAAAATCTTGCTATATGCGGGAAACTCTCGTTAAGTCGTAGGTAGGATACCGTCTGAGATAAAAACTTGGCGGCGAAAACTAAAAATTCTACGAATAGAGACAATCCGCAGGTAAGACACTGTTTATTTAGGTCAAAAGTTAGGAAACTTGTAATACATACAGGAAGGAATTATTTCCTTAAAAGGTTTAAGAAATAAATTATTAAATTGAAACTGAGAGACACGACGAAAGTGAAGGTAATTAGTGTCATGAGTTTTGTCATAATAAATAACAGACTCAATGTGCCATGTATGCCAAAACCACTTCTTCATCATTTGAATCTCAGATAAAGAATAACGACAGGTAGATAAGTAAAGAGAGTGATCAGATTTCTTCTTATTGAAATAATAACATCCATCATCAAGAAACCATATAAGTACGGATAAAGGTGTGAGTTGATTAAGAATGTTCATATCAAATGTCCTTCTTTTCTTTCCTCCATAACGGACGTAAAATTTTGGAAACAATTCTTGAAAAAATGGATGTATTACTGTATCATAAGAAAATCCAACAGTAGTTGTGCCAAAAGCACTTCCTACTGAGCGAATAGCTTCTTTCTGAACAATGAATTCTTTAAGTTCGTTTTTCTTCCACTCAAGATAATCTTTTTGTTTTTCTCCACAACAAAGACGAAGGCGGCAAGTTCCGTTTTCCCTCTGAGTGATACTGGAATCACCCATCATTGCTCCTAGTATGATCCCTTTTTGGCGGTCTGTAGGCTTGATAGATCTGATAAGTAT